CTCAGGATTTGAAAGGACAAAACATCCACTAACGCGGGATGGGAATTCTCTTGACAAGCTGCAGGATCCTGTTACGATAACGGCGAAACATTTTCGGCAAGCGAGGCAAGGAATAATTAGCCACAACTCCAACATCATACTCGGGTGCACGAGCATTCCTCTTCACTTTGTGTGGCTTGTTGAACTCTGGAGGGAACGACAAAGTCGTCTGAAAAGTCCTGTCCAGAGCTTCTAGCTCGGCACACGACACATCGAATGACATCACCAATTCTCTCCTGATCAATCCAGTGTCAAAGGAACCATTGAAGGGACCAGGTTGGTTGGGTTTACATGCATTCTTGAAGTCTTCTTCAGACCTCTTCTTATGCCATTTGTATGCCTGCTGAAGACCATAACTTTGTGTGGACACTTCTATATCAACACGCTCACCAGAGCATGTCATCAACCAGCGTCCAAGGTCTTCATAAATGGGAATGTCCTTGTACAGCACCATGTACATGTAACCCAAGGACTTGTAATATGTTCCCAGCTTTTCAGAAAAGTCGGCATTTATGACCTTACCAATTTTGCTCATGAGTTTGGTAAGGTCCTGGACATAGACATAATCAAGGGCATTCACCTTAATGAATTTTCCACTACAATATGAGACGTCATGGTAATCTCGTCTCACAATGATCTTCATGTCTAGTCCAAACAACGCGAAAGTATTTTCATATTGCCCAACATCTCTGCCTTTATTGTGCCTCATGAAATATTCGGTTGTTATCTTGTTGATGAGTGTGTTTCCAGTCTTTGTGTCGAGGTCGCCGGATCCTCTACACCAATCAAACACAATGCGAAAACCATTACTGGTCTCCACATATTTCCAACACTTGGCAGAAAACAGATCTAAGAACTCACTGTTGTTGCCATAGCCACACCTACGGAAAACCTCAGACATGACGAGATATTCTATGGCAAGCACAATGTCACGCTGGGATGATTCATATGAAGTGCCGTCACACTCTATGAAACCACCCAATCCGCGAACCACATTGTCATCGCCATTTACTAGGCACTCGCCTTCTTTGAGGTCACGAAAAGCCATGCCACATTCTTTATGGTCAAGGCAGCTTGTGACACCACGGACACACCCCAATGCTTCCTCAAAAGCTGGAACGTATCTGGCGTATTGAAGATTGAATTTTGGATCTCTGCCCAAAATGCCCCTGGGCTTCTTGACATCCTCATCTTCAACATAGCCCTCCTCATCGTAGCCCTCAATCTTGGAAAAACCCTTAATCTTCGAGTCTCTCTCATACTCAAAGCCACGATGTGCAGTGTCACGGACAGCTCTGGCATATCTCACGCCAACGCTGCCTGTCTTCGACTTTAGAAACTTGTTCAAGTCGAAAGGTGTGTTATCAAAGTGTTGACAAATCTCAACAACAAGATCCTCCACACACTCGCCCAGAAGGACCCAATTTATATCTTTGAGCCTAGGCTCAGGTGTTTCACGGGTCCACCTATAGCGAAAACCTGCAATGTCATTGTGAACACATTGTGCCATGACATTATACGTGCGCAGGTCTAGTGTGGGTAAAGTAAAAGCCTCTATGTACATATGTTCAGTGCATTCTACTACTAACTTCTTGAAAGGTATGTTCAGATCTAGATTACGAGTGTTGCGCCAAGCAGCAGGAGGCTTGAAGCCGCGTGGAAGATCAAGGAGATCGCGGAAATCAAAGAATGTCCTATCGATGGCACAACAATGGCGGCGCTTAGCAATAGGAGTAGCCCGAAAATCAGAACCGCCACCAAACATTTCCAGGCCCGAGAGAAACCCGGCACAATGCCGAGTAGACTTGAAACCTGAGTGTCGACGACGGCCTTACCCACCGTGATGGCCATCCTATTCATATTGGAGCTGCGCGTCAGATCAATTTTCTTGATGTCGCAATACCTCTTGGCAATCTTGAAGAAGTGTGCTCTCTTGAGCTCAACATCCTCAACACCCTTCACCTTGTAATGGGTGTTTTGATTAGCCAAGATGTGATTGTACAAAGCGACATCAACAACATTGGCATCAACAAAATCCATGTTGATGCCATTCAGATCTTGGGCATGTCGATTGAGGTCGACCGCCTGCTGCCCACGTGGGAGCAGCCGGGCCAGGAAGCGTCTGGCCCTTTCCAGATATGTGGGTGGAATGATGACATCACCCTCACCTTCAAGTGTGACTTCCGGCACTTCCTCCTGCTCTTCACGAACAAGACATCTGCAGAGCTGGAACTCCGCATTACCGCACTCATTACAAGGCACAACTTGGTTTGGGTGGATTCGCTCTTGGTTGGCAGCAACCCACCTGTTGAAGCGTTCTAGCGCTCCAACATTATGAAAGCCACGAGCACGCGCCTGAGCATAAGCATTGTCCAAATCATGCTGTGCTCTTCCCCTCTGCATAGCAGGGGCGGCCGCTTGGCGCCGCTCCCTTCTATTGGGCTGCTCTCTTTCATTTCTGCCGGGTCGGTTTTGGCCCCGACGACGCTGATCCGGCTGCGCATCAATGTTGCCATTAAGCGCATGCATGGCACGGTTGTGCAGAAGTGCCTGTTGCTCGGCGGCCTCATCCACCAAGTTGTCCTCAAACAAGCACTCAACCCACTCATGCAATGTCCACAACTCGTCCCTCATGGCGAGGTCCTCGACCTCAAGAATGAGAGTGCTGATCTCAGCCTGTTTTCCCCAAAACACAGCTGAGACCACGCGGGGACTGTTGTGGCGATAGTCGTATGAGATTTCTTGGTGGCCCAAAATGAGAGCACGAGCCAAGCGGTGTCTCCCATCAACGACCTTAAACTTGTCTCCACAAGGAGACAAGATGATGGGAGGACGCAAATTCGATCGAGATTCACGCATCATCTCGTTCATGCGAGATAGAGGTAGAAGGTTGTCATCACACGTCTCATAGTTGAGGTGGATGTGGAAAGCTCTGATACTATCATATGCCCCCACAGCATCCACAACCGAGACGTCGATAATGAGATTCTTGAGGGGCATGACCCCTCCTGTTTCCAGATTAGCAGTGCTACTGCCATTTTCCATCACAGTCCAGTCCATGTCGGTTGAATTCGTATTCGCAGGTCAATTTGTTTTGGTCCTCCATGCCACCGCACACCAGGAACTGTAATGTGCTAGGTTTAGGAATACCAAGGCCAGGGTGCTCAACCCAGCATCACCCCTGCCTGTAACCAAAG